TAACATAGACTTCTACTTGGGTGATTACGAACAAAATCCTGGTGCAAATTTCCCATCAAGTGCAACTGCATATAGTTCTTCAATCGATTTGACAACTAATACTGCTCTTGACACTCGTAAATTTATGCTGCCATTCCAAGGTGGATTTGACGGTCACAAGCCAAATCTACAAAAGAAAACAGGCGTACATATCGTAGCTGGAAATACACAAGGATTTGATATATCAACTACTTCTGCTGATGGATATACTGCTTACAAGAAGGCCATCGATACAATTTCAAATGCAGATGAATTTGATATTAACATGATTGCAACACCTGGTGTATTACACCAATTACATTCATCAGTAACAACTTATGCCGCTGATATGTGTGAAAATCGTGGTGATGCTTTCTATGTAATGGATTCAACTGGAATCTCTGATAATATTGCAACTGCAGTTTCTACAACCGAAGGTTTAGATACAAACTATGCGGCTACATATTATCCTTGGGTTAAGATTCTTGATTTCGATAGAAACAAACCAATTTGGGTTCCACCATCTGTTGTTCTTCCTGGTGTGATTGCATTCAATGACCGTGTTTCTGCTGAATGGTTCGCTCCTGCTGGTTTGAATCGTGGTGGTCTTACAGAGGTCGTTGAAGTTAAAACACGATTAACACAAACAGAAAGAGATACATTGTATGAGGCAAGAATCAATCCTATCGCAGTATTCCCATCAACTGGAGTATGTGTATGGGGTCAAAAGACACTTCAAGGTCGTCCATCTGCTCTTGACCGTATCAATGTTCGTAGATTGTTGATTGCTGCTAAGAAGTTTATTGCTTCTTCTACAAGATACCTTGTGTTTGAACAAAACACATCACAAACAAGAACTCGCTTCTTGAATATTGTGAACCCATATCTTGAATCAATCCAACAACGCCAAGGTTTGTATGCTTTCCGTGTTATCATGGATGAAAGTAATAATACGCCGGATATTATTGACCGTAACATTCTTTACGGACAGTTGTATCTACAACCTGCAAAGACTGCTGAATTTATTATTCTTGACTTCAACATTCAATCAACAGGTGCGGCATTTCCAGGTGCTTAATTAAAATAAAGGGGAGATGAAATACTCTCCCCACTTTTTTTGAAAAGAATATATTTATACTTAAAGGATATTTAAAATTTGGAGAAATAAATGGCTGAATTACTCGATCCCACGGAAGTGTTTTTTACCCCGTTTGAGCCAAAATTACAAAACCGTTTTATCATGTATATCGAGGGTGTTCCTGCCTATTTGGTAAAAGGTGCAGGTCGTCCAAACATAAACTTTAACCCAATCACGCTTGATCATATTAACATCAAACGCAAGGTAAAGGGTAAAGGTGAATGGCAAGATGTTAGTATAAAACTTTATGATCCAATCGTTCCTTCAGCTGCTCAGGCAGTTATGGAATGGGTTCGTTTATCACACGAATCAGTAACAGGCCGTGATGGTTATTCTGACTTCTATAAGAAAGACATTACACTCCATGTTCTTGGACCCGTTGGTGATAAAGTTGAAGAATGGACATTGAAAGGTGCATTTATTACTGCAACTACATTTGGTGAAATGGATTGGGCAAACGATGCGTTTGTTGAGATTTCTCTCACACTCGCTTATGATTATGCTATCTTACAATACTAATTTAGATTATATTTTTATTTTTAGACTAAAATAGTAATAATCATCGGATTTAAAAAAATTGCCCTATATTTATTAGCAGTAATGTTAATGAATATAGGGTTTTATTTTTTGTTATGTCACTTCAAAAAAGAACTGTTCTTGTAACAGGTGGTTGTGGTTTTATAGGTAGTAACTTTATTCACATGATGTTAGATGATATTCAGTCTGATATTAGAATAATAAATTTGGATTTACTCACCTACGCTGGTAATTTACAAAATGTTAAAAAATTTATTGAAAATGACGATAGACATATATTCGTACATGGTGACATCTGTGATACAGAATTTGTAAAAAGTATTTGTTCATTTTACAATATAGAAGGTATAATAAATTTTGCTGCAGAATCTCATGTAGATAGGTCAATTACGGATGAAAAACCATTCATAGATACTAATATTATTGGAACTGTATCTTTATTGACGGTTGCTAAGGATTTGAACTTAAAAAAGTTTGTTCAAGTATCTACCGATGAAGTCTATGGCAGTTTAGAGTTATATTCACACGAAAAATTTACCGAACAATCACAAATTAAACCAAATTCATCTTATTCAGCAGCAAAATCAGCTGCAGATGGATTTGTCCGTGCTTATTATCATACACACGGTGTTCCTACTGTGATAACTCGTTGTTCCAACAACTACGGTCCACGCCAACATACTGAAAAATTGATACCACTAATGATTACAAATGTATTAAATAGTAAAAAACTGCCAATATATGGTGATGGATTGAATGTTCGTGATTGGATTCATGTAGATGACCATTGTAGAGCGGTATGGCTTGCATACGAGAGAGGAAAAAATGGAGAAGTTTACAACATAGGTTCGGATAATGAGTGGTCTAATGGTGAATTGGTAAAAGAAATACTATCCATCATGGGTAAGCCGGAATCAGAAATAATCTATGTTGAAGATAGATTAGGCCATGATAGAAGATATGCCATCGATTCTACAAAAGCAAAGGAAGAATTGAATTGGAAACCTTTGATAAATTTTGAAGATGGTATAAAATCAACAATAGATTGGTATATTTCCAACTAAATTATATTTATTAGTAATAAAATGTGTTATTTTAAAATGTTATAGGATTAGTTATGACAAAAATTCCAACTGGCTACAATGTGGCCAACGATCAATCAGTTTCCGATGCAGATATTAAAGCCCAACTTTTATCTGAGCACAAACAAACGGAAGTGAAAAAATCAAAATTCCCAACGGAAATAGTTCCATTGCCTTCAAAGGGTTTGTTGTATCCAGAAGGACATCCATTATCAAATGGAACGATTGAAATGAAATATATGACTGCAAAAGAAGAGGATATATTAACATCACAAAACCTTATTAAACAAGGTGTTGTGTTAGATAAGTTGTTTGAGTCTTTAATTATTACCCCAATCAATTACAATGATTTATTTGTAGGTGATAAAAATGCAATTATGATTGCAGCCAGAATTTTAGGTTATGGTAAAGAATATACAGTAGAAGTAGATGACCCATTTTCTGCTGGTAATAAACAAAATGTTACAATAGATTTAACTCAAATAGAGCACAAGGAGGTCGATTACACGCCGTTTGAGAACAGAAACAATCAGATTGATTATACATTACCTATTTCTGGAAGAACCGTAACATTTAGACTAATGACACACGGAATTGAAAAAGAAATTCAAAGTGAAATAAAATCTATGAATAAGACCTTGATTAAATCCGGAATAGATAGGGAATTAACAACAAGACTCAAACATCTTATTGTTGCAGTTGATGGTGAGACTGGTAGAGCCACTATAAATAATTTTGTAGATAACGAACTTTTTGCTGCAGATTCGAGAGCATTGAGGTCATTTATGAAAGAAATTTCACCTGATGTAGATATGACCTTCACATTTATTTCAGAAGTAACTGGTGAAGTAAAGGAGATGGAGATACCGATTGAGGTATCGTTTTTTTGGCCTACCAACTAACTATAAACTAAGTTTACATGAAGAAATTTTTTCTTTGTGTTACTATGGAAAAGGAGGATTCACTTGGTCAGATGTATATGAATTGCCAATATATTTGAGAAGATTTTATATCAATCAAGTGAAAAAAGCGGTAGATGAAAGAAATAAACAAGAAGAAGAAGTGGTAAAGACAAAAAAACCTTTACCGCCAAGTTTCGGAAAGGCTCCTCAAAAATGATAAATTAAAGGTTTACATATTTATAGAATATGTAAACTTTTTTGTTTTTACCCATATTGGTAGAATGAATGGCTTCTGATAACGATAAAAAAATTGAACAACAGATAAACGATCTTCTTTCTGAAAGAAAAAAATTAGATCAAGAAATTCTTGGTCTAAAAATACAAATGCAATCGGAAGATAAAAAATCCGTTGCAAATATAGAACAGATGATAAAGTTGGAATCTCTGCGTTTGAATAATGTGGAGAAAGAGGAAGCTGTCCGTAAAAGGATAAGTGATATTCAAAGTGAAACACTTGAAACAACTACATCAATAAATACAGAACAAAAGACAACAAACGATGGTGTAAAATATTCATACGATTTGTCATCCAAGTTAAATACATTAAAGGGAAACATATTATATCGAACAGAAAGAATAAAAGAAGAAACCCACGAAACAAAAGTTTTAAATGCCGCGGTAAACGAAAACTCTAAAAAACAACTTGGATTCATTTCAAATATAGAAACTGTGTATGGTGGAATTGCAGAAAAAATGAAAGTAGGTTCTGAATCAGCATTTGCTAGTTCAGAACAAACTGCAAAGTATACCGGTATATTGGAAAAGGCAGCTGAAACAACACAAGATATGGTTGGTTATGAACAACAAATTGTTGAGGCAAAAGCAAAGGGTGAGTCGGTTGATTTATCACCCCTATTAAAAGCTATCGATTTAACAAAGGCAAGAGTTCAAATTGCATACGATGAAGGGAAAATAACAAGTTCACAATACGATGAATTGATGTCCGGCGAAAATTCTTTGGTCGGTATGATGCAAAATCGTGTCAAAGTATTGGAACAAAGTAATAAACAACTTGAAAAACAAGCTGCACAAACTGGAATTGTAAAAGATGCATTTGGTGAATTAAACTTAAATGCAGCCGGATTGGTTAGCAAATTACCTGCCGGTGATAAGATAAATAAAATAATGAATATCAAAGGAAATTCCGATGATATGAACAAAAGATTCACAGAGGCAATTAAGAGTGGATTAGAAGGTAACTTTAAAAAGGCATTTACCAGTGGAGCGGCCGGTCTCGGTTCTATGGTAAAAATTGCTGCTAAATTACCACTTGCTATCGGTATAGGTGGATTGGTCGGTGGAATTGGTATGTTGGTAAAGGGATTCACCGCTCTTGATCAACAAATTGCCGATATGGGTAAACAATTTTCTATGTCTTATGAGGGTGCCGCTAAGTTGTATAAAAATACAAACCGAATGGCAACGGAAATGAAAATCACTGGTATAAACTCAAAAGAAATTGCAGAGGGTATAGAAGCAGCCAGTGAGGCAATGGGTGGTATTGATATTGCAGCTCAAATAAATGCAGGTAATAAAGAAGCAGAAAACTTCGCAAAACAAACAACCGTATTAACCAAACAGTTTGGATTGAGTGCAGACGAAGTTGGAAAGATTAAAGACCTTTCTGTTATGACCGGCAAATCAATGGATGACCTTGTAAAAGAAACGGTTAAGTTGGGTGGTAGCACTTTTAGTGCAAAACAAACGATGAAAACTCTCGCTGCAATCCCACCACAAGTTACAGTAGCGTTTAAGGGTTCAACAAAAGAACTTATTGCTGCTGCTCAAAAGGCAAAAATGTTGGGTATGGAATTGAGTCAAGTTCAACAGATTGGTCGAGGTATGTTAGACATAGACCAATCACTTGCATCAGAAATGGAAGCAAGAGTAATAACTGGAAAAGACTTGAATTTAGATGCGGCAAGACAATATGCATTAAATGGTGACATCTACAATCTTCAAGAGGAATTGTTGAATCAAGCCGGTTCATTAAAAGACTTCCAAAAGATGAATGCACTTCAACAAGAATCTATGGCGAAGGCAATGGGTATGTCTGTTGAAGATATGACAAAGATGCTTACCAACGCAGAAAAAATGAAGAATATGAATATAGATGCAGACTATGCAAAAAGATTGGATGATATGGAAACTGCAGCTGATTTGGAAAAGGAAGCTGGAAAGGCAAGGTCAAAAGAACAAAAAGACTATATCATGCAACTTGCTGCTGAAAAAAGGTCTGCAAGTATAAAAGAAAAGATGGCAGATATTCTTGAAAAGATTAAGGCAAAGATGGCACCGATTGTTGAAAAAATAATGACAATGGTTCATGGTCTTTTTGATGGTGCAAAAGGGGCATCATCATTTGAAAAGATAATTGATGGTATCGATGTTGATGCAATAGTTGCCGGATTAAAAGATGCTTTACCAAAAATAATGGAAGCGGTAAAAAAGTTAATTCAGAACTTACCAGATATTATTAAATTTGTTACAAAAATAGTAGATAAGTTTGCAGGTATTGCTTCAGGTGGAGCTGGTCTATTATCATTCATAAATCCGTCAGTTGCAGGTTTTGGTGCTATGGCATTAAAAGTTGCTGGTCCAGGTGGTATTGCGGCCGGTTTCAAACTCGCTGGTACGGGTGCAATGGGATTATTTGGTGTTGTTAAGGGTCCATTGACAGAAGGTATTGGTAAACTTGCAGGTGGAATAACTGGAAAATTAGGTGGGGCATTTGGTAAGGTTGGTGAAAAGGCAAGTGGAATGTTAGGGAAGGCCGGCGGAATGCTTAGTAAAATAAAAACACCCGGTAAACTCGGTGATGATGGTGCTGGTGCATTATTAGACAAACAAAAAGATACATTAGGTAAAGCCGATAAAATGGGGGATAAGGCATCATCTATGGGTAAAAAGATTGCAGATTTTGGAAAGGGATTGGGTAGTGCTTTGAAATCAGTCGGTAAAGGAATTGGTTCTGCATTTGAAGGAATATTGACTGGATTAGGAAAAGGTTTGGAAGCATTGGGTAAATCATTAGCAACAATGACTCCAATCGGACCAGTTGCCGTTGCGGTTGGTTTGTTCTTTCTTGCATTAGGAGCATCTCTCTTAATGGCTTCACCTGCAATTAAAGCAATAGCACCTGTATTGATGAAATTTGCTGAAGTTTTGGGAACTGTATTGGTGAAGGCGTTAGAGGTTGCAGGACCAATCATACAAAAGGTAATTGAAACTGTTGGTAAAGTTTTGATTGCATTTATGCCCGTATTGATGAAAGTTGCTGAAGTTTTAGGTGGTGTATTTATTGCAGCAATACAACAGATTGCACCGATAATAAAATCAGTATTTGAAGGTATTGCAACTGTAATAAATTCTATTGGTGATCAAATAGTAAAGGTTATAGATTCAATCGGAAACAATATCGTAAAGGTTGTAGATAAACTCTTATCAGTTGCTAATTTGGATCCTGGAAAATTAGTTGCAATCGCCGCTGGTATAGGTGTATTGGGTGGTGCATTACTTGCATTCGGTGGCGGTAGTGGAATTGGTTCTATTGCGGAAGGTCTTGGTAGTTTAGTCGGTGGCGATAGTCCGATAGACCAATTATTAAAAATAATGGATAAGGTTGATCCAAAAACAATAGGTGCAGTTGTTGCAGGTATTGCTGGAATTGGAACTGCCATGAAAGTCATGGCTGATAATTTGGGTAACATAGATGGAAGTAAGTTAGAAGAATTTGGGAACTCATTAAGTGGACTGATGAAAGGAATTGGTGGTGGAGCACTAATGGAGGGCGTTGGCAAAATGTTGGGTGGTGAAAGTCCACTTGCACAAGTACAGAAATTGATAACATCATTAGATCCACAAAAATTATCTGCTGTATCAAAGAGTTTAATAGAAGTTTCAAATTCATTAAAAACCCTTGCAGAAACTATAAGTAAAATGGATGTTGATAAACTAACACAAGTAATGGATAAAGTTGGTGGAACCGGAATGGGTTCATCGATAACAAAGGCAGTTGGTTCTATTATGGGTGGGATAACTTCTTTATTCGGTGGAGGAGGAGAAAGTAAACCAAAGGCACAGGCAGTATCACCTGTTGCAGTAACAGCAACATCAACTGCAAGTATGAGTGGACAAACTACATCATCACCTGCATCGAAAACTATGGGTGGTAGTGCACCTGCAAAAGATAATTCAAATGTTGTTGCTGAAAAATTAGATAAACTTATTTCTATATTGGGTGCAATGTCTACACAACCTACTGTTATTAAGATTGGTGACAGAACAGTTGAAGAGTTAAAAACTCAAATAGATTTCAAAAAGGCATATAACATTGGTGTTGATAATAGTTATGGTCGTAAACTTTAATAATCCGTTAGAGTGTATATTTATATGTAAAATTAGGAAAGTCATAGATGTCATTAGTAGATTTAAAATCGGATTTATCAAAATATCGTTCCGAAGTTTCTGGAAAAGAAAAGAATACTCCAGAAGCATCTAAGGCAACTGATAGTAAAAACTTTGCAACGCTACAACCTATCACAGATAAACTTGCACAAATGTCTCCCCAAATTTCAAGACCTAATCAAACAAGTCTTGCAGATATGTTTCAAAAAACAAATTTGGATGATATAAAACCATTAAAGACATCTCCAATAGAAAGTAAACTAAATTCAACAAATCTTGATGATATTGTAAAAAAGACAGCAGAGAATCTTCTTATTAACTCGGTGTCTGAATTTTCACCAACAAATTTTGAATTTGACACACCAAGTTTAGTTTCAGTTTCAACAAGTGATGTTGCTAAAAAATTCAATGAAATTAGAAAAACTGGATTTACAAGTAGACTAACATCATCGGAAATAGAAATAAATAAGAGTATTGCCGGTACTAATAATAATGAATCTTCTATATCAATAAACAGACCTAATCAGACATTTGAAAGGGCATCAACTACTCCTGATATAAACAAGAATGTTTCAGATGCAACCGATAATATTACTAATCCAGATGTAAATATAAACAGACAACCGTTATCATTAGATAGAGAAGAACAATCACCAAATATTTCTAAGAATACAAATGAGGCAACTGATAACATTCAGAATCCAAAAATTGTAATAAATAGAAAGCCATTATCGATTGACCGTCAAAAAGAATCTGTGATAATAAGTAAAGATTTACTTTCACCTATAAACAATATTGTAAATCCAGATATTGCATTACAAAGAACGGTTTTAAGTGAAGACAGAACAAAACAATCTGCTGATATTTTCAAAGAAAACTTACCGTATGGTTACATAACAATACCTGAAATAAATCCACTACTAAGTGATTTGTCAAGTGTTCATTTGAAAGATGAATCCCTATTTAACATAGATTCAAAACCAAAACCATACAATCAAGTATCTATATTATCAAATACAGAACCTTTAATTAAACCAGATTTAACAAAATATGATCAACAATCTTCTATGTTGGTTGATACGAGTTTGTATAATGCTGATAATATAGTTAGAACAAATCCTTCTGGCAGAAATGATGATCCGAGTAAATCATTATTTTCAATAGTTGGAACACAAGAAGTAAACTTTTTCCCAAATATAAATGCAGATGGTTTCACTGCAAATCAATCAATAGGTGATAGTAAATTTATATCTGATTCAAAATTTGGATGGTCTGGAAAAACCGCTCAAGCACCATCTGTAAATTATATCTCTGATATAAATTCTGTTGGTTTCAAAACATTTACTGCTCCGTTAAGTAGCGGTTATGTTGTAAACAGTTCAAAGTTTGGTTTCATTAAAACACCAGAGGTTGATTTCTTTGATGGTGGAAAAAAATATGCAACTGTTGGTTTTAAATCATTCACAAGACAATTTGAAACTGCATATAAAACAGATTCTTCAGCATTTACTTGGACAGGAAAATCCGATGCTGCCTTAGAAGTAAATTACTTTGATGTAAATAATACAAATACAACTTCTGGTTTTCATAAACTTGCACAACTATATGATACAAAATACATAGTAGATTCTTCACAATTCGATTGGGATGGTGGAAGAGAATCTTCACCAGAATCAAATTACTTTGATATAACCGGTCAGTACACAACTGCTGGTTTTCATAAGTTTGCTCAAATATATGATACAAAATATATTCCTGAATCTTCACAATTTGATTGGGATGGTTCGAGAGAAGGTTCTCCACAAACGAATTATTTCGATATATCTGGACAATATGTAACTGCTGGTTTTCATAAGTTTGCTCAAATCTATGATACCAAATATATTCCAGAAGTATCTATCTTCGATTGGGATGGTGATAAAAATAGTGCACCAGTTGTCAATTATTTTGATATATCAGGATTACATTCAACTGCTGGTTTCCATTCCTTTGCACAATTATATGACACAAAATATATCGCTGAATCATCGGTGTTTGATTGGGACGGTGCTAGAACGGATGCACCAGTTGTCAATTACTTTGATTTGACTTCTATAAGCACAACTGTTGGATTCCATTCATTTGCTGCTTTATATGATACAAAGTATATTCCAGAGGCATCTATTTTTGATTGGGACGGTGCTAGGTCTTCTGCACCAGTTGTCAATTACTTTGACCTTACTGGAAAAAATACAACCGTTGGATTCCATTCATTTGCTGCATTGTACGATACAAAGTACATTGCAGAATCTTCCATTTTTGATTGGGACGGTGCTAGAACGGATGCACCAAGAGTTAATTACTTTGACCTTACTGGTAAAAATACAACGATAGGTTTCCATACATTCGCACAGTTATATGATACAAAGTATGTTCCAGAATCTTCTATTTTTGATTGGGACGGTTCAAGAAGTGATGCACCATTTGTAAATTACTTTGACATAACAGGTAAGAATACAAATGCTGGATTCCATACATTCGCACAACTATACGATACCAAATATGTACATGAATCTTCCATTTTTGATTGGGATGGATTTAGAGTAGATGCGCCATTTGTAAATTATTTTGACATTACTGGTAAGAATACAAATGCTGGATTCCATACATTTGCTCAAATATATGATACCAAATATGTACACGAATCTTCCATTTTCGATTGGGACGGTTCAAGAAGTGATGCACCAAGAGTTAATTATTTCGATTTAACTGGTAAAAATACTACAATCGGTTTCCATACATTTGCTCAAATATATGATACCAAGTATGTTCACGAGTCTTCTGTTTTTGATTGGGATGGTTTTAGAACAAGTGCACCCGAAGTTAATTACTTTGATATAGGTGGTAAGTTCACTAAAAAGGGATTCCATAGACTTGCTGAAAAATACGATACGAAGTACATAAAAGAATCATCCGAATTTGATTGGGATGGTGGAAGAAGTGCGGCACCGGAAGTGAACTACTTTGACTTGTCAGGTAAGTTTAGTAAAAAAGGATTCCATAGACTTGCAGAAAAATACGATACTAAATACATAAAAGATTCTTCTGAATTTGATTGGGACGGTGGTAGAGCTGCCGCTAAAACTGTTGATTTCTTTGGAAATGAGAATGCTCCTGGATTTACAAAATTTCCAAAGGCATTAGAGTCGGAATATAAAAAAGATATTTCAAAATTTACATTTAAAGGAAATCAACCTACTCCTATAAATTATTTTCCAGATAGTTTCAATAAAGGGTTTACATTAAAGGCGGCAAAACTTGAAAGTGAATATATTGAAGATAAAAGTGAATTTACATGGAAAGGTGGCAGAGATGCCGCGGCATCTGTTAATTTCTTAACAAATGAAAAAGGTGGAGGGTTTACAACTTTTGCTGCTCCGTTAAACACAGAATATGTAACTGATATATCACAATTTACATTTCAAGGTGCAAGGAGTAATGCTCCATCAGTTGATTATTTGGTGAATACAAGTGCAGCTGGATTTAACTTATTCCCAGCATTGTTAGAAACTAAATACAAAACTGAAACAAGTATTTTTGCATGGAATGGTGGAAGGTCTGAGGCACCACAAGTAAACTATATCACAGATGAAGCTGGTTCTGGATTTACAACATTATTGTCACCATATCAATCTTTTTATACACCTGATTTTGGTAAGTATAATTGGAAAGGTAGTAGGTCTGATGCACCAAATGTAAAATATTTTGGTATAAGTCCTATCGTAAGAAATCAAATACCAAATGGTGATTCGGTTCAGCGTAGTACAATGGTGGATAGTGGATTCACAACATTCTTTGATAATAAGGCAAATACCCAATTATCATCTGGATATTCATCACTATCAACTGAATCCGGTAAAAATAAATCTCCGATAAACGATATACCGGCAACGAACTTCTTTGGATATACACCAATACAAAATCGTGGATTCATGGTTAAAATGAACTCTTTTGGTGAAACACTTTATCCAATAATTAAACAAGAGTTGCCATACGATACAGATATTGCTTCAAGAAATACCATAGAATCTGCAAGAAACTCTGGTGGTATTATTATATCTGATAGAGAAAAATATACACCAGTAACTATGGTTAAAAAGGCATGGACAACTGGTGGTGTTTTTGCATCATTAACTAATCAAGTTCCTGTTTCAAAAGTAAAGGCAGAATCAAGTTACTATGGAAACCCGTATGCCAAAACGATGAATGATGTAACCGAAAATAAAGGTTATTTGGCAAAATGGGCAATTACAAGAAATTCACCATCACCTTTGGATTTACAATATACTAAATTTAATCTAAGAGATGATGCTTACAATAAAGATTTTGGTTTTGATCAACCTTATGTTTTGAGGGATATAGGACAACGATGGGGATTTGGTATTGGATTTGACGAAGGACTTGTTCGTGGTGGTGCGGTTACCGCTGCTGAAAGAATAGTTCAAGATGTTTTCCGTATAGGTAAATTTTTATTATCTGCAAAAGGTTTATTATTTGTTGCAAAACAAGTGGGACTGCAGTTAATGAATCCAAATGTAGATACTGCTCCCGCAAACGGTATTACCGGTTTCTTGTCTGCTGCATCATCATTTGGTGCATCACCAACTCAAATATACAATCCATTGGCTATGTTAGTTAATGTTGGTGGTTCTCCTGCTGGATTAAGAATACCAAGACATAGTTTATTTGGTGCAATAGATTCATCATTACTTAATAGATACGGTGATACAACCATTGCTCGTGAATTGGAAAGAAGACCGGATCCTGCATCAAACTATTTTAAGTCATTGGAAAAACCAGAAAATGACGGAAATACTTTCAATTATAGTAGAATGATTGGATTGATGAAAGAATTACTTCCAAATTCTTTTACACCCATAAATGCAACAAGTATAGATATTAGCAATCGATCAAAGATAGCAAGAATATCAACTTGGTTTGGTGGTCCAAATGCACCACTTGGTATTGGTGGAACTAAAATACGAAGAGCAAGACACCCATACTTAACGATGTATACAACAAGTCCTATATTATCTGGTAGATATAGAAATCCTGCATACCTCGATACTGCTAAGAGAGAAACATTTTTTGCACCGTATGATGCAAATTATGTATCTGGAAGTAAATACTCTGACAAAATAAAAAAAGATTACACAACAACACAGAATGCAATATACGGTATAATCAGAACCTTATTATCAGTAGTTCCTGGAGAAAATATAGTAGTAACTGAAACAGGAAATCCTGATCCAATAACACCAAGTGTTATTCCAATAAATCAAGGTGATCTAAATAGATTAGTTTCGTCTAATCCTTTTGAATTTAAAAGAGAAAATTTATACGATAGACTTGAAGCAAAAAATGAATTTAATTCAATAAGAGCTGGTACTCCACTTGAAAGAAATTTACCACAACATGATGATTTTGATAAAATTAAGAAATATAGAACAGTTGCTTATTCGAGATTAGGAAAGCCGAAATTAGGTCAATCGCTTCAAGGAAGAAGTAGAACATTTAATGATTTTAGACACGATGTTCAATGGAAAAGTAGTGGTAGTACCCAAAATGGTGCAGAGGCATTCGTTTCTGATCCAAGAATAATGAGATTCCATACGCTTAATATGGAAGACTATTTTGGTCTTGGTAAACAGGGAAAGGTTGGCGCTCAAAGAAATATTCCATTTTTAAACACGGTAACTTATACAAAGAACTATACCGGATCAAGACAAAACAATGTTGGTTTACCCGTGGATGATAAAACTGGTCCAGCTGAGTTCCAAAATTATCCGGTTGGAGAATTAAAAGACAAAAATATTGAATTTAGAGGCGATAGAATTAACATAATTGATTACAAGAGAGCTAATTTTAATATAACACATGATTTAGTGTATGAGAAAAATGCATTCAATAAATCAATTCCTGGTACAGAAGACTTAATAGAATTTTATTTCAGTAGTCTTGTATTAGCTGGTCATGGTTATTGTCCTGCGGAAATTATAGTTTTCCGTGCAACATTTGACAGTATACAAGATACTCACAGTCCTAAGTGGAATCCTGTAAAATATATGGGTAGAGCTGATCCATTATATGTTTATGACGGATATGAAAGAAGTATAAACTTTGGTTTCACCGTTCATATTGGTTCGAGAGATGAAATGAAGGCAACTTGGCGTAAGTTAAATTACTTGGCATCGTGGACTGCTCCTGAATATACAAAGGGTGGTTATATTCGTGGACCAATGATACGATTGAACATTGGTCATTTGTATAGAAAAATGCCAGGATTTATGAGCAGTTTGACATATACATTTGATAACGCGGGTTCTACATGGGAAACTGCACATCTACCAGAGGATAGAAAACCAGACTTAAATACAAATTCACCTGGTGTATTGCAGTTACCAAAAACTGTTCAAGTTAGTGTTGGATTTACTCCTGTTGGTGTATATCGTCCAGAGTTTAGAGGTATTATGTATTCACTTTATGATGATACCGGCGGAAGTCCTGAAAATGGTCTTGTTCCAAAGGATAAGGGTAAGGTGAACTATTTTAGAACATATGATGACGCAGGTATGGATGATGATTCAAATGTTAAATACTTGCCAGAAAATACTGTTCCTGGTGTAGCTGGATCTAACTTAGAATCTATTGCTGATGATCCAACCCAACCAAGAGATATTGATGGTGAGATCATTAAACCAGCATCAAGTGGTGGAACAGGTGGTTCAACCGGAGGTGGTGGGGGAACTGGCGGAGGAAGTTAATAATTTGAGTTAAAGTATATTTATATGGAGTGAGACTAATTTTTTCTCACTCCATATTGTTTTGTAAAGTCTATTAGGAGACAATTATGCCATCAAGGTATGAAACATCTAACATTATACCAAATTCAAGAAAGGTAGAATCGGATGGTAATGTAAAACAAGTTAGAAGATTATCGTCTATATTATACCCAAATTTTGATACAGTAGAAGACACTCGAATAATATCACAAGAGGGTGATAGATTGGATTTATTAGCAAAAGAATACTATGGTGATGAAACATTTTGGTTTGTTATTGCTAGATCAAATAATTTGGGAAAGGGTACTATGGTAATTCCTCCAGGAACAATAGTTAGAATACCATACTATACTGACTATACGGGAATAGATTCATTGTTATATGACTATAATAAGGAGTATCGTTAATGCCTGATTTTGGTAGTGGTTATGAAAATCCGTTTTATCACAATGCAGATGGAATTATTACAGGAGAATTATCTCGTAGAGCACAGTATCACGGTGCAAAAGTACGAGGCGTTGGTAAACCATTTCCTAAAAATGTTGTTTGGTCCTATGCAAAGGTTCCTTGGGGTAGAGTTTCTGGTAAAGGTGCTAGTTTAGGTTTACCAGGAACAAAAATAATGTCAAATGCAAAAGGTGATTTGACTCTTTATAGTGCCGCGAGAAATGTTCCAAAAAAACCATTATTGCAATCTATTGATATAAGCAATGAAGGGACACTTGGATCTTTATTAAAAGGAAAATTTAGTTTTGTTTGTTATCCGTCATTATCTGCAGGTGGGTTTAGCGTTGGTGGAGTAGAGACTGCATTTTTTAATCCTGGAGCTGAAGTTAGTGTTGCTTGGGGTTGGAGTGCGGGATCAACAGCTGCTAATAGACAAGGATTCAAAGGAATTGTTTATGATTTTAATTGGTCATTCAATTCTGACTTATCATTAAGTGCAGATTGTTCGATTGTGTCCGCTGCAACAATAGCACTTGGTGCATCTGGTGATCAATCCACAGAGCCAGACGGTGAGGCACCACCAGTAACTGATCCAACAGAAGTTCCGATAAAAGGCACAAACCTTGCATCTGTTTTTGATGCAGATATTGCAGCCGCAACATCGGGTGGATCAGGTGCAACTGGTGGCGGAGGAGAAAGTGGAGGTAGTGGTGGTGGTAAGAAATTAGATTGGCAAGCAACAAAAGCTGGTGAATTAAAATATTTCCCAAAGGATAACACAGTCAGTAAACTTTTTGATTATGTTGCTATTGGATTGCCATTTCAAGAAACATCACCAACCGAAGATGAAGCTGGTGGATCAGGTGGAAGTGGTGGCGGTGGAGCAAGTGGAGGATCCGGTGCTCCGGTTCAAACATTTTGGTATACATCTGTGGAAAGATTGGTTGAATACGGTAATACAGTTATTCAAAAGTACGAAAAGAACTCCGGAACCACAGCTTTGAGCGCTGCATATAAAATGCAAGTGGACGGTAATCAGACTGCATATAATGCAGATGTAAAATCTGCATATCCAGTTGATGTTATATTTCCAGATGAAACAATGGGTGTATATGGTGATTTGGCTCCAGAATATTCACAAATTGCTGGAAAAAAACTAAATGAAGATGGTGTAAATATAAGTAGAATATTACTTGGAACAAATTATCTAAAAGAAACATACAAACAATTCACAGATGAACAGACTGCAAATATACCATTCAAAAATATAACAAAGTTTTTTGAAACAATGACTAAAAGAATAAATTATGCAACAGGTGACATATATCAAATAACTGCGGTTTTATGTGAAAATCCAAATAGTTTTGATGCATCTGTTGGTGGTAAGATTGATAAAGCCATTTTATCCATAGAAGATAGTAATTTATCAAAAAAGTATACTGATAATGTTAAACCTGTTAGATTTGATGCGAGTATATTTAGACCACTTATTCGTAATGTATCTATAACTTGTAAGCCACCTTCTGCAATGGCAACCGCAGCTTATGTTCAACAAAGAGGAAAAGGTGTTGCCAATGTTGAAGTTCAGGCAGGAGCACCTGCTGGCGGTAAGGCGGAGGAAGCACTTAAAGACATGACTACGGCAACGGAGAACTTTTCAGCAACTGGATTCAATAATGCTTGGTGTGAGGCATTTAGAGGTAATTTGCAGAAATATAAAAAATCAGGTGGCGCCGGTGGTGAAAAGGCACACTGGTTAAATCAGGCATTATACCCCATAAATCTTAGTATAACGATAGATGGAATAAGTGGATGGAGATTCGGTGATGTTATAGATACATCACTTGTTCCATCGAGATATGTTGGTAAGGTTGCCTTTGTTGTTACAAAAATAGATCACAAAATAACATCAGCTGCATGGGAAACCACTTTAAATACTGCGTGTAGAATAAAACCAGATGCTGACATTTAATAGGTATTTATGGCAAAAAGAAGAAAAATATTTTATCCCGATTATCAGATAACAAAAAATCTTTTTACAAAAGGAAAAGAGTGGATGACTCTTGATGATTGGAAAGAATATGCAGGGTATTACCATAGTTACACTACGGGTGAAGTCTATACGGAAAAAGAATGGGATCCTGTAAAATCAATGAGGTTAATCCGATACAAAGAACAAACTGAAACTTATTTTAAGTATTTGGATTTGAAACAGTATACTGTTTTCAGTAATGGAGAAAAAAGAAAATTATTGGGTTCAACCACTCAGTATTATAGATATGTTGCCCCAAGTGTTGTGAAGAGAACACCAACACAAAGTGAGATAAACAACGGTGCAATGAATAGATACTTTGTTTACAAAAGAAATGAACCCGAGAGAGTATTTTTTGAAATAGACGAACAACAAACTGAAAATTTTAATTCTTTAAACGAGGGTATCAATCATTTTCTATATGGTCTTGTTACTATGCCTTGGAAATTAAGTGGACCTGAATACGATGTTTACAACGGTAGTACATTAGTAACACCTGGAGTTGTTGATACGAATAGAAGAATTATCTTGCGCAATTCAAAAAAATTCCCTATATTAGCAAAGATATTGCGAAATCCAAGAGAATTTTCAGTTTACGATGTATAACCATTATGTTCCAAGACAAACCATGCATTTGTGTTCCAATAACAAGTAATGCTAACAAACACCAATCAGAAGTTGCTATCGTAGGTCTTCACTTATCATTTGATAATGGTGAAGAACGATATATCAATTTTACACATCCAGATGAAATTGATACCGATATAACTCTACAAGAAATAAAACTACACCCGAAATCTCTTGTGTTCAACAAAAAAGTATTGATGAATAATGATTTTAATGATGGTTTTGATATAAACTCATACCTACATTATTATGCAACAACAACTATCAATGCACAAGAATTTTATCCAAAGGGAATGGAGTATCTTGCTAATAAGTTTTACAAGATAGAAGATTTAGGTCATGTTATTCCACTTGTAAATCAATTAGAATGGGCAAGAGGTATTGCAAAATATGTATTGAGATTAAAACCATTCGAGTTCAAAAAAGAAAAATGTGTAAATTATTGTAATGATTTCATAGAAGTATTCCACGAGATAGAAAAAAATGACATCCTTGTTGGTGATGAAATAAAAAAACAAAACTATATGTGGTATACTGCAACTGGCAGACCAAGTAATGCTTGGGGTGGATTTAATTTTTCTGCTATGAATAAGAAGGACGGAACTCGTGATAAAATTCGTTCACGGTTTGAAGGTGGTAAAATTGTTCAATTTGATTATGATGCCTTTCACATAAAGTTATTGGCAAAGATATTGGATTATCAATTTGACTATCATCCATACGAACAGATACGGAATGAATTAGGAATTGATATGGATTATGATCAATTCAAAGGTAAAGTGTTTCAAAACATTTATGGAACGATAACTCCTGAATTTATGGGACATCCTTTCTTCCAAACTGTTCAAGCAATGATTGATACGATGTATGAACAATATCAATCGGAAGGTATAGTTAAATCTTGGTTTTATGAAAAACTATTCCGTGATATACAAGATGCAACACCAAATAAAGTATTCAACTATGTATTGCAATCATTGGAAACAGAATATAATGTCCGTAAGATAAAAACGATTCTACCTCACTTAAAGGATAAAAAGTCTGTCTTTATGATGTATCTATATGATGCTTTTATTTTTGACATTCATCCGGATGAAGTGGATTTGATAGATGTTCTTCATCGTGCCTTTGAGACAGATAATATGTCAGTAAAAATTTACGCTGGTGATACATTTGGTGCTATTAAACAAATTTAGAAACATATTTATATGAAGTATAAATAGTATCATAATCGAGAGAGAGGTATTGAAAACACAATTAGTATGTACATTTACTCGCAAACATCAAGTAGATGAAACCTTATCAGATATAAAAGAAAATTTTTCTATATTAAATAATAAAGTATTTCATTTTAAATCATTTGAAACGAAAGAGGATTCTATACTTTCGTACAATATAGTGATGGATGATTACAAAAAGTTTTTACCAAATTCAATAATGGTTCACCAAAAGCGTGAAACAAATACAATATACACAATAAATGCTCTTAATGAACTCATAATGAATTTGAACAACGGTGTTTTAGATAAAAAATATCCTATTGAATGGGAAAGATATAGAAACTGTGCACTTCTTAAAAACAGAGATGGGTTCAGAGTTGTAAAGATATTTTTGGTTAGAGTGTATAGTTGGTAGTAATAATTTTAATTGTGATATTTATTTATATCATTTTTACGGTAATATTAAATGAAAAAGATAAAAATACAAAGTATAGTAAATGAAGTAACGAATCGTATAATAAATACGATATTCGAGGGGATTGATATTCAAGAAGGTTCTGGTTTTGATTCTATTTTTACCGAAATGAAAGCAAAATTACCCAACATTTCTATTCTACCTGATAACATGATAAATGTTGATCAATATAAAGAACACGAGATAATAGATGCTTTGAAATCTATTGGGTATGAATATAAAAAACCAATTTCTGGAAAATTACATTTCTTCAATAAAAAATCAAGCATAAGTTTGTATCTAATACAAAGTGCTAAAAAAATAAGTTTAATGCCGTGAGAATAAAATGAATAAACAAAAGAAAAGAGTAAACGAAGCAATATCAGCATCAGCATCAAGTCCTTTTAGTTACATAGTTCTTATTGATGCAATAAATTGTATATCTAAGAATCGTGGTTATATTAAAACCATATTTGCATCAGTTGATTTAGAAATGTTAAAATCTTGGTTTAAGAAGTTGTTTTCATCAGATGCATATAAGGCAAACGAAGAAAAATTACAGGCAATATCATCAAGATTTGCAGGACACCCACAGTTAAAAGGTCTTTTCATTACATTAGATAAAATAAAGTCCATGCCATTTTTAGAGGCAGAAAGGGAACAACATGAAAAGGATATACAGAGATTGATAGAAAAGATAAGTCTTTTCATAAAAAGAAGATTAACAGATGAAGACATACAAGTTCTTGAATCATTGACATCGGAAATAAATCATGTTTCAGAAAAAATAACTCAGAAATTAGATGATGATATTTCAAGTGTAATGACAGTAGAAGAACCTGCACCAAAACCAAAAGAAGACGAAGAAAAGCCGAAGACTGAAATTAAGGTAAATGAAAGAATTAAAAGTAAACTTCGTAAAAAAATAAAAGAAATAATTAGAACACATCTTATCACTTCAAAATACAGATGATAAAATTATCTGACATATTAAAAGAAATTGGTATAGATAAAGGCGCATTTCATGGATTTGGAATGAAACCACAAGACATGAGAGTTGATACTTGTAATGTTGAATGGACAAATCCAGACCAAGATACAGGATGTCCAGCATTTTCGGATTCATCTAAAATAACAGATGAAGATATTCAGAAGGCAATACTATATTTGAATGAAGAATCACCGAAAACTTTAATTGCTTATTCTCGCGGTGGTGCAATACTTCTTCAAGCATTATCTATGGGTGCAAAAAAGCCAGATACGGTTTATTTGGTTGCACCAGCTTGGAACAGACAATGGCCAACTGTATCATTGACTGGATCCGAAATTAGTGGGAATGGTGCTATAATTCATGGTGGTAGTGATAATATAGTTCCTTTGAAACATTCTGTTATGTTGGCAAAAGCAAGTGGTATGCCATTGTATGTTTTTCCATCATTGAATCATGTTAGTATACTAAAAAATAAGGATAATCCAACCTCTGGCAAACAGGTAAGGGATGTTACCAGTGCAAAGGCATTTCATGTTATGGCAGTTCTTCCGGATTGGGGACCAACCGGTAAAGCTACTGATGAAGAGTTAAAAGTGCAAGAGGAATATGTTAATACAATATAGAGAGAGAAATTTATGAAAAATTCTTTAAAAAATTTGGTCAAAGAAGTTAGGGTAAAACTTAACGAAGATGAGGCACAAGACGAATTGAAATCAATTCTTAAAAAAGATTATGCATCGTTTGTAAAAGAATTAGGTGACAACATAAAGGATCCAAAATTCGTTGATGCTATAAAGTCTCTTAATAGTGCTTCACCGGTTAAAGTAACAGGAATTAGTCCAGTGTGTACAGACTTACAACCAACTCAAAATGAAGTTGTTATGGATAAGTCTTTGAGTTATCCACTTAAAGATGCTACAAGTGCAGAAACATTTTTGAAAGGTGGTGTGGTTGCTGTTGCTGGTAAATCAATAGTAACTGCTGGTGGTGGTAAGTATGTTATAGACGGACACCATAGATGGTCACAAGTATTTTGTATAAATCCAGAAGCAAAAATTAAGGCAATGGATTTATCCGATATTAAAAAACCAATAGAAGCATTGAAGGCAACACAAATCGGTATTGCAGCTCAAACTGGTGCAGTTCCTACAGCAGCTGGTGGTGGTGTTAATTTGTTTACTGTTGGTGAATCAGAATTGAAGAAATATGTTATAGATAACATACAAGAACCAGTTGTGGAAGTATTTAAGAAATATGGTAAAGGCGATACACCAGAAGCGATTGCTGATTATATTTGGGGTAATGTCCAAACATTGAAGAAACAAAGTCCTCCAGTTGCTGGTGCACCAAAGCGTGATGTTATGCCTCAAACTGACGATGCTCCTCAATGGGTAGATAATACTTTCAATGTTGAGAAATTGCCAGAGGCAGTTGTCCGTAGATTGAAAGAACTTATGAAATACAACAAGAAGTGATAATATATCGCCAACTAAAAAAATGATAAAATGGGAAATCTTCGGATTTCCCATATTTATTTATAGAAAAAATTGCTTGCTTATTAAACATTAAATCATTATATTAGTATTGTCCTATTAGAACTAACATTCTTTTAGTAACAGTTAATCATTATTCATTACACATTTGGAGAAACAGCATGAGTATTAACCTCGATGCAATCAAGAGCCGTTTGAACTCTTTGAAAAACACAAACAATCGCACATCAAACATTTGGAAACCCGATCCGGGCGAAACCCAAATTCGTATTGCTCCTTACATTCACAATAGAGAAAACCCTTTCATCGAATTGTATTTTCATTACAATATCGGTAAGCGTTCTATTCTTTCACCTGTATCATTTGGTCGTCCTGATCCAATCGTTGAATTTGCTGAGAAGTTGAAACAAACTGGCGATAAAGAAGATTGGGTAATGGGTAGAAAACTCGAACCAAAAATGAGAGTGTATGCACCTGTTATCATTCGTGGTCAAGAAAATGAAGGTGTTAAGTTTTGGGGATTTGGTAAACAAGTTTATGAAGAACTACTTGCTTTCTTTGTTGATCCGGATTACGGTGATTTGTCTGATCCTAAATCTGGTCGTGATATTGTTGTTACAGTTAAGTCACCAGAAGAAGCTGGTAAAACTTACGCCGAAACAACTATTCGTGTTAAACCAAAAGAAACCCCAATTACCGAATCTCAGGATGTTCTTGAAAAGATTAAGACACAACCACAGATTACTGAATTGTTTCCAGAACCATCTTATGATGATTTGAAAATTCAATTACAAACTTGGATGGGTGCATCTTCACAAGAAGAACCTGCTGCTGATTTGAATTACAAACAAGAAAAGACTGAGAAACCCACATCATCTGCTGATGATATTGGTGTTACATTTGATGACCTATTTTAATAAGGGTGTTTTATGGCAAAATCAAAAAGTGATTTATCCGATGAACTCGGTGGAGTCATTGCCGAAACTATAAACAAACAATTCAAAGCTCAAAACATTAAGACCGCTTACTTTCTTGAAGGTGATAGTGATGCACCTACGATAGTAAAAGAATGGGTAGGAACTGGCTCAACCATGTTGGACTTGGCCATTTCCAATCGTAAGTATGGTGGTTTTCCTGTTGGTCGTGTATCTGAAATAACAGGTCTCGAACAATCTGGTAAATCTCTATTGGCAGCCCATGCACTTCTCAACACACAAAAGAAAGGTGGTCTTGCTGTTTATATTGATACCGAGAATGCTATTGCTACTGAGTATTTGAGTGCAATCGGTTTGAACTTAAAAGATATGTTATACATTCCATTGGAAACCGTAGAAGATATTTTTGAAACCGTTGATGTTATCATTGACAAAGTTCGTTCATCCGATAAAGATAGATTGGTAACTATTGTAGTTGATTCAATCGCCGGTGCATCCACTAAAACAGAAATGGCTGCAGATTTTGATAAAGATGGTTATGCTACGGCAAAGGCACTTATCATTTCAAAGGCAATGAGAAAGATTACAAATCTTATCGGTAGAGAGCGTATTTGTTTGATTATTACAAACCAACTTCGTCAGAAACTCAATGCACCAGCATTCTCTGATCCTTGGACAACACCGGGTGGTAAAGGTATTCCTTTCCATGCATCTGTTCGTCTTCGTCTTTCTTCAATCGGTGCTATTAAGGCAAAGAGAGAAGGTCGTGATGAAATAGTTGGTTCGAGAGTTAAGGCAAAGTTAGTAAAAAATCGTTGTGGTCCTCCATTACGAGAGTGTGAATATGAGGTTTACTTTGATAGTGGTATTGATGATTACAGTAGTTGGCTTACTGTTATGAAAGAACACAACCTTGTATCTCAATCGGGTGCTTGGTATTCATGGACAGACAAGCGTTCTGGAGAAGTTATCAAATTTCAATCCAAAGAATTTGTTGAAAAGATTATGAGTAATTCTGAATTATACGATATAGTATATGATGAAATTGCTGATAAGGTGATTATGAAATACAAGAAATTGGATGAAGCCAGAATTGACGATGTAACACTTTCAAATGAACCATTATTACAAGATGAAGTATAATTTTATTGGGGATAAATTTGTTTATCCCCATATTTATATTCAAATAGAGTATTTTTTTTTGGAGCATTTAATATGGGTAAGACGATAAAATTAAAGGATCTAGTGCAAGAAGGGAGATCCATACATGAAAAGTTTAACAAAAAAATGAATGAAGCACCTTTCGGAAATGTACCTCCTGAAATTTCAGGTCAATCCACCGATATAAAAGAATTGATTAAAGATTATGTGATTTTCCGTAAAGAAGCGGAATACAGCGGAAATACGGAAGACACAAAAGAAGCTGAAATGCAAATAAAATCATTAGAGCAACAAATAAAAAAAATGAAAGGTAATGCATTTTTTGAAATGGTACATGAATTATCAAGGTTGGTTATTTACAATGAAGAATATGCTGGACCCCAACAATCAAGAGAGATAGAACAAGAAATACGCGAGTTGGCTACAAAATTAGGCATATCTGCAAATGATTACATTTAATAAATGATTATTAACTAATAGCCAATTAAGAACTATACAAAGAGAATCACTCGATTCTCTTTTTTTATTTTGCAATGTCATATTATTTTCGTATATTAGTATTGATAAAACGATATATGGAATTGATTACAATGAACAAAAAATATCAAAGACTTTTACAAGAAATAGAAACGGAAAAAGCCGAACAAGGAAACCTACATCGTGATAGTAAGGTTTTGATTGTTGATGGGATGAATTTATTTATACGCACCTTTTCTGCCATCCCAACATTGAACGAAGATGGTATTCATGTCGGTGGTCTATCTGGTTTCTTAAAGTCGCTTGGAGCAACAATCCGTATGGTTAATCCCACGCGGGTTGTTGTTGTCTTTGATGGAAAGGGTGGTTCACATCGAAGAAAAAAAATATATTCAAACTACAAAGAAGGTAGGGCAATAAAATCAAAGTTGAACCGTGTTGTAGGATTTGAAGGTATTGATGATGAACAGGCGGCAATGAAACATCAAATGATGCGGGTTTTCTCTTATCTACAAAATCTGCCAGTAACTATAATAATGATAGATAATATAGAAGCAGATGATGTTATTGCATATCTTTCTTCGTATTTAAAAGAAAAAGTGGTAATACTTTCTAATGACAGAGACTTCCTACAATTAGTTTCAGATAGGGTTAATGTGTATTTGCCAACAAAAAAGAAAATGTATAATCCGGAAAATCTACTTGAAGAAACTGGTATATGGTGTGAGAACTATATCATATACAAGGCACTAATGGGTGATAAAAGTGATAATGTTGCTGGTATTCATGGTGTTGGCGAAACAACAATAAAAAAACATTTCCCACAATTATCAGAAAAAGAAAAAATAAATTTGGAAAAGTTCATAGAAATTTGTAAATTATATGACGGTAAATTAAAAGCACTACAAACACTTAAACATAGTACAAATAAACTACAAACGAATTATGACATCATGCAATTACATGATGTTGATATTTCACAGAGTCATAAATCAAATATTCGTGGTTTAGTTGATGGTGAGATTGATTCTATGAATACAGTGGAGTTGGGTAAATTGTATTTACAAGACAAGTTACAATCCATAATTGCGGATTGGGATGAATGGTTGAAAAAGAATTTTACACAATTAAACAAGTTTAGGAATAAAAATGCAGGATAATCTATCACAATTCGGTCATACTTTTCAAACGAAAGTAATTACCGCATTGTTATCTGATAAATCATTTCTACAACAAGTCTCCGATATTATAGAACCAAATTATTTTGAATCACAAGCAAATTCTTGGATTGTTGAAAAGGTAATATCATATTACAATCGTTATCGTAGTGCACCAACACAAGAGGTTTTCAAATCCGAAATACTTGCAGTAGATGATAAAGTTTTGAAATCTACTATTGTTGATTCTCTTACGGAAACAAAAAAATATAAAGACAGTTCTGATGCAGAATATGTAAAAAATGCAACTTTAGAATTTTGTAAAAACCAAAAGATGAAAGTTGCAATCATTGAATCTGTTGATTTGCTTAAGAGTGGTAAATATGATTTGATAAAAAAGAAAATTGATACTGCATTGAAAGCGGGAACAGACAAAGATATTGGTCACGAATATCTTGTTGATATTATTGCAAGATATGAAGAAGGTGCAAGAACTTGTGTTGCTACTGGATGGAATGTTGTAGATGATATTACAAATGGTGGATTAGCTGCCGGTGAACTTGGTGTTATTATTGCTCCTGCCGGTGGCGGTAAATCTTGGGGATTGGTTAGTATTGCAGCAAATGCCGTTCGTGAAGGAAAGACAGTAATATATTATACATTAGAATTAAATCAATTTTATGTTGCAAGAAGATTTGATGCTTATTTTACAAAGATTGCATTTCAAAATCTTTCCGAAGAACACGCTCAAGAAAAAATTCGTTCCACAATGGAAACTCTTAAAGGTGAATTGATTGTAAAGTATTATCCAACTAAAACTGCAAGTATAAATACTATATCGTCACACATTGAGAAATGTATTAGTCAAGGTAAAAAACCTGATTTGGTTATTATTGATTATGCAGATTTGATTAGACCTGCAAAGGCAACCGATAAGAGATTGGAACTAAATGATATTTACGAAGACCTACGTGGTATCGGTGGAACTTATGAAATCCCTATATGGACTGCTTCACAGGCAAATCGTTCTGCCCTTGAAGATGATGTTATCGAAGGTGGTAAGGTTTCAGAATCATATAATAAGATTATGATTGCAGACTTTATCATGTCGCTGTCAAGAAAGCTCAATGACAAAGTTGGTGGAACCGGTAGATGGCATATAGTTAAAAATCGTTTTGGTCCAGACGGTATGACGTTTCCAAGTAAAATAAATACAATGACTGGTCATATTGAAATATACGAACCATCATCAGATATGGGTCAAAGTGTGACTGTTTCAATGAAGGGTGATGTAAATGTTAAAAAGGCTCTTTCACAGAAATTCAAAGAATTAGAAGGTTTCTAATGGCTTATCTAAATACACCAATACCAATTATTGATGCATATGTTCGTGGTAATTTTCTTCGTGACCAAAAAGATATGTTCGATAAAAAATTTCCATGTCTAATCATAGGAATGTCATCAATACCTGGTCAATCACCACTGTTTCATTTTGTTATGGAGGATGGTGGTATTTGGTGGAGAATGCCCATTCATGCCTTTTGTTGGAAAGAAGATGCTCCGGAACAAGAATTAGATGAATTGGTTTTATGGGATTCTTTTTCTTATCACGTATCTGCAACAGAATTTCCTTACTTCAAAAATAAAGTAGTAAAATTTATTTCAAGACGAAGAAAAGAATACAAAGGTAGATATTTATTTACGTTAGACTGGGCTGCTAGCACAGATTCGGGAGATACTAATTATTTATTTTCCGAATACCCCTCACAACATAAGTGTGGCCATGTAATAATGATGGACAATGGTAATTTTGCCATACAACCCAATAATCGTTTTTTGCTTCACGATCCAGCATTTACTACAAAACAACGTATTGTAGTAGACAGAATGTATAATAATACATTATGGACAGCTGAACGGAATCACCGATGGGTTACGCCGGACACGGAAAACATGAATTATGACCATACAGATTTAGATGCCGGTGAATCTAATGAAGAACGGTCAAAGCACTATAACGAGAGGTTAAATGAAAATACGAATCAGTCATCTGAACGGTCAGTATGATTTGACAAATCACTCTGATTTATGTGAACTGTTTTGTACTCCGGAGAATGAAACTCCACAATATCTTTTTGAAATGGGTTGGTTGCCAACATCAAACGGTGAATGGTATCAATCGAGATCATCAAGATTGAATATTGCTCCTATTTCTACAAGAAGACAATATCAACTTGCTAAGATTAGAATAAGCAAATCCGGTGATTATCAAAAAATCTTTGAAAGTTCAAAGTATCTTTACGATCCTATGATAGAAGAATACTTGGACACTGTTTTATCGTTTGATCACGAAATATATTATTTTAATAATAGTGTATTTGGTGTTCTTAATTGGTTCGGTGAAATACCATATTTTTCACTTGTAGTAGGTGGAAAGTTGCATAGAGAAGGTATAACACCAATGACTTGTTATTTTTTCTTAAATGAATTAGTAGATCATTCATATCCATATCTTTATATTGGTGAATGGTATGAACAATTCCATTACAAATCACATTATCCCAACTTTGAATGGTGGGATGGTAAAATTTGGAATGTGGGAAATCATTAAAAAAATAATTTAGCAAAACCCAATTTTTTTCTTTCAAACGGTATAGTTATTACTATATCGTTTTGTTTTATAGTAGCAAATCAACGTTTTCAATAAAAAAATCAATGGAGAAATAAATGGACATTAGCAATCGAATTTTGTCTGAAATTACTGTGTATATGAAATACGCTCGTTTTATTCCTGAAAATAATCGTAGGGAAACGTGGGAAGAATTGGTAACGAGAAACAAAGAAATGCACCAAAGAAAATATCCACAATTAAAAGACGAGATTGAAAATGTCTATAAATTTGTATATGATAAAAAAGTTTTACCGTCAATGCGTTCATTGCAGTTTGGTGGTAAACCGATAGAGATTTCTCCAAACAGAATTTACAACTGTGCTTATTTGCCGATTGATGACTGGCGTGCATTCGGTGAAGTTATGTTTCTACTTCTTGGTGGAACTGGAGTTGGTTATTCCGTTCAGAAACATCACGTAGAAAAACTTCCACCAATCCACAGACCAAAGAATAAGGAAAGACGATTTTTGATTGGAGATTCGATAGAAGGGTGGGCAGATTCTATTAAGGCACTTATGAAGTCATATTTTACAGGTGGTTCATCTATCCGTTTTGATTATTCAGATATTCGTCACAAGGGTGCTCGTTTGATTACAAGTGGTGGTAAGGCACCTGGTCCAGAACCACTTCGTATTTGTATTGAGAAAATCAGGGCAATACTTGATTTGAAACAAGACGGTGAACAATTAAGTCCTATCGAAGTTCACGATATTGTTTGTCATATTGCAGATGCAGTTCTTGCGGGTGGTATTCGCCGTGCCGCTCTTATCTCTCTTTTCTCTGCAGATGATGACGATATGATTTCATCTAAGTTTGGAAATTGGTGGGAACTAAATCCCCAAAGAGGCAGAGCTAATAATTCGGCAGTTATTCTTCGTAGTAAAGTATCGGAAGAATTTTTCAAATCAATTTGGAAGAAAATAGAATTATCTAATGCAGGTGAACCTGGAATTTATCTTTCAAATGATAAAGATTGGGGAACAAACCCTTGTTGTGAGATTGCACTACGTCCATTCCAATTCTGTAATCTTTGTGAGGTGAATGTTTCCGATGTTGTTAATCAAGAAGATTTGGATTCAAGAGTTCGTGCAGCTTCGTTCATCGGCACCCTACAAGCTGGATATACAGACTTCCATTATCTTCGTCCAATTTGGCAAAGAACAACTGAAAAAGATTCATTACTCGGTGTTGGTATGACTGGTATAGGATCGGGTAAAGTTCAAAAATTAGATTTGAAGGCAGCTGCTAAAGTTTCTCGTGAAGAAAATGAGAGAGTTGCTGGTATCATCGGTATCAATCGTAGTGCAAGAACAACAACAATTAAACCTGCTGGAACATCATCATTGACATTAGGTTGTTCATCCGGCATTCATGCGTGGCATAATGATTTCTATTTACGCCGTGTTCGTGTTGGTAAGAACGAGGCAATTTATTCTTATCTTGCAATCAATCATCCTGAATTAGTTGAAGATGAATACTTCCGTCCACATGATACTGCTGTTATTGGTGTTCCACAAAAGGCACCAGACGGTGCTATTATGAGAACCGAATCACCATTGCAGTTGTTGGAAAGAGTAAAGTGGTTCAATCAGAATTGGATTAAACCTGGACATAGAACTGGTATGAATACTCACAACATTTCTGCAACAGTTTCCATCCGTGAACATGAATGGGATGCTGTTGGTAACTGGATGTGGGAAAATAAAGAACACTTCAATGGTCTTTCAGTATTGCCTTATGACGGTGGTACATATATTCAGGCACCTTTTGAAGACATTACCGAAGAAAAATATAATCAGTTGATGGAAACTCTACATGATGTTGATTTGAGTAAGGTAATTGAATTGGAAGATAATACAGACTTATCAGGTGAACTTGCGTGTGCAGGTGGTGCCTGTGAGATAAAATAAAAAATAGTTTATATTTATTGATATGATTAAATTAAAAGATATATTATTAGAAGGTGGAAATTTATTTCCAGATGTTGTTGGTATAAAACAGAGTGAAGTCTCTGCAACTGTCTCAAAAATTGAGACAGATGTATTGAAACCACTCGGTCTTATTGGACTTGGAACGGATTGCTTTTTATTGGGAAGTGCTGGTAAAAAAAGTGAAGAACAATTATCTGGTGATTTGGACATAGGTGTTTCAATTGATCAACTTGCATCTGCAAATAAACTAAAGTTGAGTGATGTTTTAGATTGGTTGATAAATAAATTAACAGAAATGGGATATGATGTGGAACCTTTGCGTGGATTTTCACAAGTGTCAATACCATATCCAATAGTAGATAGAGTTACCGATGAACCAGTTCAAGTTGATTTTATGTTGTCAAGTAACATGGATTGGACAAAATTCATTTATTCCTCACCAGATTATTCAAAGGGTGAATCAAAATATAAATCTGCATATAGAAACTTTTTATTGTCTTCTGTTATTGCTGGATTCAAATATGAAATACTAAAGCAATCTGATGCAGGTATTCCAATAGAAATTCGTAAATATGTATTGAGACATGATAAAGGTGTTTATCAATTAACAAAAAGTTATGCCGGAAAAGGAGGTAGTATAATAAAAGCCGGAAAAACTATCGCAGGAAGTGAAACGTTTTTAACACAAGTACCAGAAGAATTAGTCGATTTCTTTTTGGGAGAGGAATATACAATAGAAGATATATCATCTTTTGAAAAGCTATATGATATTGTTTTTAATAAACCAAGTAAGGTTTCGGATGTTAAGCAGACAATTCGTGAATTGTTTATACAAAATGTAACAAAAGCAAAACTACCGATACCTGAAATACTTTAATTTTACATAGGAGGTTTCTATGACTAAGCAAGAACTTTATGAACAACTAACAAACTTATTTAATGAGTTTACAGTTGCACATAATTCAACAAAGAAGAAAGATGCGGCAGTTGCTCGTAAAGCAGCAAGTGGAATCAAAAAATTGATTACACCGTATAATCAAGCATCTGTTGCCGAAGCAAAATCCGCTAAACAATAAAAATTCAAAGGGGTGGATTTCCACCCCTTTTTTAGTTATGCCATATTTATATTTACAATAGTATTTTTCACACAAAGGTAATTACATGGGATGGCGTAATGTCAGAAAGAAAACCAAAAAAATACAAAGATGTGTTGGCAAAAGTATGTTTAATACTTGGGACTTTTTTCAATCCGCTTGGATTCGATGCGGCTTTTGCTTTAATGACAAAACTTACAAAGAGTTACATCGTTACCGATATTATATTCTACTCAGTAGCGCTGTTATTTTTTGGACTTTATTTTTTATTATCCCGTAAATAATCGGAGGAAACGATGAAAATATCATCAAGAACTAAATTAATGAAAGACGCCGAAAAATTGTTAAATGTTATTAAAGAAGAAACTGAGGGCGTTGATTCAAAAGTAGAAACTGCCGTAAAAAAAATGAAAGAGATGTGTATAGAAAAACAAGACAAAACATCTGCTCTCATTGAACTTGCTAAACTTGTGGATGATAATAATTACAAATCCATATTGGGTTCTATAAAAGATGTTGAAAAAACATATGAAAAATTTGAAGATGGCATTGCGTTAGATACCCATTACTTGATGTTATACAGAGATTCTATACAAGCACTTCTTTTTAATTCAACAAGAGAAAAATTCAATAACAAAGAATTTGCTTTAATAGCAAGTTGTTTTTGAGAATAAAATAAAAAATGAGACTAACCTACGGAAATACATTAGGTGGTGTACCTAGAAGTAATATACCTGCACCTGCTGAAGAAATAAGATATAGTCCTATAAAAAATCAAGATGGAACTAAAACACCATTAACAGATTGGAGATTATATTTCAAAGATTCATCGGATGGGGGAATATTGCCCGAATATAATATTTTTGATGAAAAGGGAGAATTTTCAAGAAATAATATATCGTATGCATTTCGTGATATTAGACTTGTTCCCATATATGATGAAACTAATAATAGATTAACTGAAATTGTTGCTGGTAATATTTTACCAGGAAGATGGGATTTGGTTGCGGATCTTTATTTATATTTACGAAGAGATGTTATAGTTGAATCACAAGGTGAATCGGTTTTAAAAGAAGTTGTATCTGGTATCATTCAAAGTGATATATTATTGGCAAATGGAGAGTTAGAATATAAAATAGAAGATTGTGGTAATAATAGGAATATTGTTGATTGGTACTATAAGTTCTCGATTGATGATATAGAATCTTTGGGCAATATAACTGTAAAACAAAAATCAAATACAACAGGTAAAGATGTAGAAGTCAGATCCAGAATAACAGGTGATAGAAAAAATACAGTTAAAAAATTAGTTCCGCTTGCAAAGAGAGGTGCAACACCAAAGGGCAAAGGGATTGTTCCAGAAAGTGGAGAATTTGTAGATTCAAGAAGATCAACAATAATAACTTGGGACGGATTTACAATAGATCAGAATGAAACGATACCAACAAATCTAGATGCAGAAGGTGGATATGTAAAGCATCACAATCCAATAGTGCAAAATATAGTTTGGCAAACAATATGGAAAACTTGGATGGGGTGGAGATATGATGAAGTCTCTGTTGATCCAACTAATCCTAGACTAGATGACGGCGATGATTATTATGATGGCGTACTTCTTGCATTAGAAGCAGACGGACATCCATTGAAATCAGACTTTGCTCCCGGTTACTACATTCCACGTGGTGCAAAATGGCTGAGAGTTAGTACAAGATTAGATGATGATGGTTATGAAAATATATGTAGAGGTAAAACAAAATGCGTCAGCAAACTCTCAAGCGATGACTGCACAAAAATACCATTTACTTTGTTGGATATAAAAAATAGACCAGATTTAAACGTTTACACTTTTATATCAAAAGACATGACAAAGTTTTATCCAATTCCAGGAAAACCTTGTTATCATGGATTACCAGCAACCTATGATGTTACTAGTTTTTATGAATATACTTCAAGTAAAGAATGTTTTGATGGCAGGATAGACTCAAACGGAAATCTTTATGGGAATCGTGTAATAAAATATGAATACGAAATAACTAGTTCGATTGAAAGAGTTATAGAGTGGGAAAACATAATAAGAAACACAATAGATAAAACGTGTGAATGTTATGAATTATCTATACAAAATCCTCCTTACATGGATCCAAATGATCCAAATAATTGTAATGTTTTACACACAGACACAATATACACTATTTGTCCAGATGACGGTAGATACTATTACAATAATAGAATAGTTCCACCGAATGCATATCCTACAAGATTGGAAATAAGACATATTGATAGAAAAAAATGTCCTAAGATAGAAGTTGGAGTATATCATCCGATAAATATACAAAAAGATTTTTTAAATGCATTCCCTTTACAAAAAACAAAAGGTACATTTAATGCAACTGGTTCTTTGGATAATTGTTTTACAAGTTCACTACAATCTTTAAATACTAAAATGTATTATACCAATATATGCATATCAGAAAATATTTTTACAGAAGAATATGAAGAATGGGACACTGTACAATCTACATGGACAAGATATATGTTTAGGTTTGGTGACACAAGTTATGATGAATCTGTCATAACACCAGATCAAGAAATAGTATGTTTCTCATTGTTATACGGTAATAAGTTTGGATATGGTTCAAAAACAATAGGTGAAAGAGAAAAAGATTCACCATCAAAATCAAACTATACCCAATATAAACTATTGACATTGGATAATTTTGAAGAAGATTATGTATTCTACAATACAGGATCTTTAGAATCAACATCCGATGATTTTTATGCTTTAAAATTTAATACAGATTTGATGTATGATAGAATAGATCCTGGAAATTTACAATTCTCATTAAAAGCAGAAGACGGATCGATATATCATTTTATTGATGATTCAACCGATTTAACAAATAATAGATTTTATTCAGATTCCCCTGATACATATTTTAATATAGTTAGTGGCAGTTTATTGAATGGAATGCATTCATCAGGCATGGGCACACCCAAAACGAATACACAATATACAACATACGGAGTTTTTTATCCAAGTATGGGCATAATAATATTTGATTCCAATAAACTTAAAAATGTAATTGGTATAGATACAGATTTATCTACAAATATTGATGTTAGAAATGAATTATTGTTATTCAATAGTATCAATAATGCAATAAAAGAAGGTCATCCATTTTTATCAAGAAGCTCCGTTCAACAGATAAATACAAATTATTTTGTTCGAGTTCCTTCTCATGTGGCAAATTATTCTAACAATCCAACATATTCTGATAAGAATAATAATGGAGTGTTATATCACCCACAATTTCAATATGAACCTGTTACTTTTGTAACGAATGTTGGTTTGTATAATGAATTGAATGAGCTACTTGCTGTTGCTAAACTGAGTAAACCCCTCAAAAAAACTATGGGTGAAGAACTTCTAATAAATGTTAAATTAGATATTTAATGCTTGCTAGTTATTAAAAAAATGTGTATATTTGAAATAAGTTTTTAACAAACAATTAATAATAGTTATGACTACAATCAAACACTTCACAGCAACATGGTGCCAACCATGTAAACAACTATCTCCTATTATGCGAGATTTAGTAAACAAATATTCAAACACTAACTATCAAATAATAGATGTTGATGAAAATCCAGATGCGGCATCAACACTTGGTATTAAAGCAGTTCCAACTATAATCTTTGAAAAGAATGGACAAGAAGTTCAAAGAGTTATGGGGTTACATGGACTAAAATACTACGAAGAAATTATCAATAGTCTGTAAGGTGATTTATGTCAGACTTCTTTCAATATCCAACGAAAGATGTTACGATAACTTTGCCAGATGTTGTTATTGAAAGACATGAAAACATTTGGGTAGTTCGTGATGACTTACTTCCTGGTGGAACAAAAAGAAGATTTTTATACCGTTATCTTCAATCACAATCTCATGTTAGAGAATGGGTTTATGCTTCACCGAGAGTTGGCTATGCTCAAGTTGCACTTGCTTATGCTTGTAGAGACTTGGGATTGAAGGCAACAGTTATCATTCCGAAAGGAAAACATCTACCTTTAACCGAAGAAGCAATTTCTATTGGTGCAAACATTATAGAAGTTCCTATGGGATTTCTCACACACATTCAACACGTTGCTAAAACGTATGCAGTAGAAACGCCTGGTACACAATTACTACCGTTTGGGCTTGACCATCCTGTTGTTATAGATGAAGTTGCTAGAATTGCAAGTTCACTTCCTATACAACCAAAAGAAGTTTGGTCATGTATAAGTTCAGGTGTTCTTTCAAGAGGTTTGCAGAAGGCATGGCCGGATGCAAAAGTTTATGGTGTTAGAGTTGGTCACAACACTACCGATAGAGAAAGAGGTAGAGCAGAATTATTTTTATCAAAATATAAATTCACACAAAAATGTAAAACCGCAGAGAAACCACCGTTTCCATCTTCGGATTATTACGATTCAAAAGTTTGGTCATTTATTAAAGAACACGCATCGGATGATGCATTATTTTGGAATGTAGGAGGTTAGAATGAGTATGAGTTGGCATGATAGATGGTTTCCCAATTACAAATTAAATTTTGAAAGAAGTTTGGGATTGTCAGTAAAATTTCGTAAATTAGTACCAGAGGCAGTAACACCGGAGTATGCTCAAAACGGTGATGCAGGTTTGGATTTAACTGCAACGTCATTTAGATTTACTGATACATTTATGGAATACGGAACAGGTATTGCCGTGGAAATTCCAACTGGTCATGTTGGTCTTCTTTTCCCAAGAAGTTCGATTACAAAGGCACCATCGGGTGTTTCTCTAAAAAATTCAGTTGGAGTTATTGATTCAAATTATCGTGGTGAAATACTGGTTAGATTTGAAAAACCAACACATGAAACTTATGGTCGGAATATTCCTGTTGTTGGTGATAAAGTTGCTCAGTTAATAATTCTTCCATATCCAAAGGTATATTTTGAAGAAGTTCAAGAGTTGTCTGATACTAATAGAGGCGATGGTGGATTTGGTTCAACCGATAAAAAATGATTTGTATATTTATACTAAAATGATTTTCATAACAGAGAGAAATTATGGCAAAGTTAAAAGATTTATTACCAAAGAAAAATATAAATGAGAGTGGGCTTTCTCGTTTGACAAAACACATGGACGAACACGACTGTGGAACAATAACAGCATTTCGTTCAAAAGAAGGATGTGGTGGTCCAGATGATGCCGAGTATTCATTTGATGATAATAAAAAAAGAAATAGACAGTTGTATGCAAATATTGAAGTTCTTGGATATGGTGTAACAAGAGTTGATGGTGCTTACATCGAAAACTATGGAACACAGGATGCAAAAGAAGTGAGGGAGGATGTATATTTCGTAGTCGATTTAAAGGATAAGGGAACATTGAAATCAGATTTAATGAGATTGGGTGAAAAGTATATGCAAGATTCTATTCTTTTTATACCAAAAGGTGGCAAGGGATCTGTTTTAATTGGAACGAATGAATGTCCAAATTCTTTTCCTGGATATCATAAAACACAAACTTTTAATGATAGAAATATGGGCAAAGGTGGAGAGTTTATGACAAAAGTAAAAGGTAGACCATTTACTTTTGAAAATACAATGTTAGAACAAACCGATGTTTACAATTATTACGAAGTTGCAAACAATATGGGAAAGTGGGCAACAAAAACTATTGCAAATGGAAATTGGAAAGATATTCAACTTTAATTTTATGAGGTTATATTATGAGCCGTTCTTATAGAAAAAATCCTATTATAGGCAATACCGGTTCTTCTGAAAAATATGATAAAGTCCATGCTCATCGAAAGAGTAGAAAACACATAAAGGATTACATTACATCCACTCATGGTGATTTGGATTCTTTAGAGGAGATTTTAATGCCAAAAGAAGATGAAATATCTGATAGCTGGACAATGGCAAAAGATGGTAAAACATATTATGACATTGACGATACTGAAAATGATCCAGATTGGTTAAAAGATTTTAAGAAAAAACTTATGAGGAAATAATTGTTATGAATTTTATGATGGTTGAACCGATACACTCTAAATTCTCTGCATATCACTTCGATGGAACAAAAGAATCTGCACTTGAAGCCGTTGATAAATGGGATGGTGTTATTTCATTAGCACAAGACATACCCGTTTCATTATACAAATTTATATTTAAGTCCGGAGAAGAAGTTCTTCCCGGAGATTATATTGTAATTGAAAATAATAATACAAAAATATACAAACAAGATGAATTTGTAAGAAAATTCAGAGTAGTTTACAATATGCAAGATAGAGTTGGAAATTTTTACTCAATAGATTAACTAATGGTGTTTTGTGAATCAAGATTACTTCCAACAATTTTACGGTATGGAACCGTATCTGACAATACCTGCTGAACAAATAACATACATAAAAGAAAACTTTGATAAAGAATACGTAAAGGATCGTCTTGCTGAAATAGCAATGACATATCCTTTACCGTATGCTGAAATTACTATTGACGATGCACAACGAGCGTTTCTAAAACTCAAAGGTATTCGTTGGAATGAATTGCTCACCGAAGGTGAGTGGTTTCCACGAAAGGCATCCGAACCAAAATATGCTTTGACATATGAGGGAAAACAGTTATATTTCAGTCGTTTGAATACCGGCAATGATGCATCAAATTATTTTCAACAAAAGAATCGTTGGGAAGTTGATGCATCAGTTTCGCCCGGTCCTGCTAGAACATGGTCTAACCACAAGTTTATGAAATCACTTATGGGTTCCATGTATTCACTCAAAATGGAAACACTTGGTAAATCAGAATTGAGAACAATGTTAGGTCTTCGTAAATATATTTGTTCACAATTCAAACCAAATGTTGCTAAAGTTCTTTATGAAATGTTGGGTGCAAAGAATGTGTTAGACTTTTCTATGGGATGGGGTGATAGACTTGCTGGTTTTTATGCATCATCATGTACCGAACATTATGTTGGATTGGATCCAAGAGTAGAAAATCATCCGATATATGAAGAACAAAAAGAGTTCTATGAAAAGAATTTGGGTTTCTTTGAAAGTAAAAAGAAAACAAATTTCTATACATCACCAGCAGAAGATTTCGATTTCACACAATATCCAGAACACTTTGACTTGGTGTTTACATCACCGCCATATTTTAATGTTGAGAAGTATTCACAATCAAACACACAAAGTTGGGTTCGATATAAAGGTATTGATGAATGGAATAAAAACTTTCTACATAAAACATTAGGTAACATCATTCCATCATTAAGAGTTGGTGGTATCATGGCAATAAACATTGCAGATGTATACACAAACTCTGCGTGGTCTACCGGTCGTCAATGGTTAGAGATAACAAATCCAATGAGTGATTTTCTTGTAGAGAATGGAATGGAATATATCGGTTGTATCGGAATGGAAATGTCAAAGAGACCAAACTCTGCTGGTGCAGGAACTGCAACGAGAGACGGACATTTCCTTGACGATAGTGTAGAATTTGCAGAGAAGAATAAAGATAAAAAGTTTTGTGAACCAATATGGATGTTCAAGAGAGTTTAATATGTATCAAAACATTTTCGTAAAAACAAATACAAAAGAAGCATGGGTTTGGGATGATG